GAAGGTCTTGACCCGTGGATATAGCTGCCTTGAGCGTCTTATAAGCGCCTGTGGCAAGAGCAACACAGCTAATCGGGTCCATAGGACTAGCCCATCTTAGTCAGCACTGCTACCAAGAGTGCAATGATAAAGCCTGTTGTGCCAATCATGATCGCCTCAAGACGCTTAACCCTACCAAACAGATCACGAAATTGTATTTTCATTTCTGTTTGCATGGCAATTACCTCTTTCTCAAGACCGTCAATACGCTCATGCGCAGATGCTACTGTACGTTTATCCATGTCTTATTCCTATGGTTTAGTCGGCCAATCGGCATCTTCTAAGTTAGGCCAGTTCGAGTGGCTCGGAAGATCACGAAGAGCCTGACGGTACGTTGTCATCGCAGCATCCATTGTCACATCAGTGAGCGCAAAGTAATCAGTGGCAGCAAGCAAGCCATCACGTTTGTTGCGATTGCTCTCAGCTACATTAGCGTTAAGGCCAGCCTGATACGCAGCTTCATGCTCCGCTTTAGTGGTTGTTACGCCATCCTCAGTCGTATCAGCGAACATGTCTTGAGCAACATACTTCTCAAACCAATTACCATTTGCATCTTGCTCAACGCCATCACGAACAGATGCTTGATACGCCGTTGTGGTAGCCGCTGGGCTGCGCAGAACAGGCTCAAGGTTAAGGCCAGCAATTGTTGCAGCCTTCCAAACACGGGGTAAAGAAGTGCTTCTGTAGTGCGTGCGCCACTGCCCCTGAGTTTTGACTTCGCCTGTTGTAGTGTGTCGATATTCAGCCATCAGAGTGATCCTTTCGTCATGCTGTTGATTTATGCGATTGCGTAAAAGATGTAGTTTCCACCGTTTACGTTGAGGTTGTTTTGTGTTTCTTGATTAATAATAAACCCGCTGCTGTCAGGGTCTACTACGTCGATGTTTGAAACTTCCGCTTGTGTGTCATTGAGTAAAAGATAAGGGGAATTGCCGCTACCTATGCCTCGGAGGCTATCAAAAACGACCCAATTACCGCTAGAATCAGTTCTTTTGATTAGGATGAACCTAGCACCTGACGTAAAGCCACAGTTGATAGTCTGACTAGAGCCATTCCCAGTGAATGAACCAACCTTAGATATTCCAGCTAGTGTCGCAAAAAAGTAACCTATCATGGCCGTGCCTGTGTTCCAGATAGCGTTCTCTCTAATTCCAAACTCAGTTGCAGAAGGACTAGGCCACAATGCGCTTGTTACAGTATTGGCAGTGGAGGTGTTTACAGATAGAAACCCATTAGAGCCTATATCTTTGTGGTAGACATACCATCCATCAACGTAATCCCTACTTTTTACCCAAACCATTTCTGGGATAACGGTTAAGTTATGCTCTAACCGTCTGTTGCTGGTGTTTTCCGAATTCCAACAAACCACATCAAAATAGCCGGGCGCACGCTTCCACATATAACCTATAAACTGGTTCGATGAATCGCCATCATCATCAAAACCATTCATGAAGTCAAAGTCCATGGTACTAGTAGTAGCCTCTGCGTTCGTTGACCCCGTTTGCATGTACTTACCTTGAGTTAAACGTGGGGCCATGTCAAAGCCGTCAACACCGCTGCTAGTCCGTCTTCTTTGCATCCCCAAGTCTGTAACAAACCCAGAGATAAAACGTGGGTTATTACTGTTGGGGCTAAAGTCTGGCGCAAACACCTCAGTCGCATCCTCGGGCGGAGCAAGGGGACCACGGCGTATTGCCATGTAGATGTAGGTGTCGCCGCTTTCATTATAAGCAGACCCACTTGCGCCAGCCGTACCTACCTTAAAACCGTTTGGTGTAACTTCAAAGTAATTTTGGTCACTATCTTCGGCAGAAGTGGATTGTGCTAATAAGTAAGGATCAGCACCTCCTACAATCATTCCACGCATGTTATCGTATAATGCCCAGCTTCCTCCCGTGTTTGACCTTCTAACTAACAGCCACTGAGGTTCAAAGCCTAAGTTAATCTCCCTATCACTTGTACCATCACCAACAATACTACCAGATTTGATAATATCTTGGTCAGAATCTGGGCCGAACCCACCGTCACCATCATTGTGGGCGAAGAGGTAGGCTACGTAAGTTGCGCCCTCCTTATTTGTACCATTGTAAGCAACGGAAAACTCTGTAGATGTTGGGGCCACCGTCCAAAAACCATCACTGCTTGTAACCGCAGCGCCCGTAGTGTTTAAATAAATTCTCTTATTTGTCCCAAGACTCTTGTGATATACATACCAAGGCTCACCACTTGCGTTTGTTTGCTTAACAAGAATCATGCCCACTTCTGAATCTAAAGAGTGGCTCACGGTTCTACCATTTACTCCCGTCCCAGTGTAAGTCACCACATCAAAAAACTTAGCTTGCTTTTTGAATGTCCAAGAGGCGTAGTTGGTTCCAGTGCTATTAGTTCCACCGTAAGAACCAGTAGTAAAGCCATCAGAGTTAAACGCAGTTAATGCTGCCGATTGCGTTCCTTCTCCACTAGTGCTAGCCGACATAATATACTTTGTGGCACCACGTTCAGTGTCAAAGAAGAAGGTGTTAGACGCAACATTACGACCTCTTTGAATAACCAAACCACCATCACCCGCAAGGTCTAGGCCGTTGGTGATCGTCCGAGCGGAACTATTTCCATCATACAAATAAGTGCTGAACACATCTGTAATATCAAGACCGCCAGCTCCGCCAGCACTACCAGCCGCCGCTTGGAGTAACTTCTTTTTAGTAGCCATTTTATACGCTCCTTATCCCAGAGCCTGCCCAGCCGTGAACCCATACCAGTTAGTCCCGCCATCACGGGTGTAGAAAATGAAGATGTCCTTTGCCGATGCTGTAGCTGTGAGCGTTGGTGCTGTAGCCGCTGGCCAATCAACCGCTGGGGGCCAATTCACTCCGTGACCCGATGCACCGCTATCTTGGATGACTTCAACACTAAAGCTGTAGGCTGTGCCAGATGCAGGTGGGTTAGTAAATGTGAATGTAGTAGTTCCAGACAGCACTAAACTGAATGCGTTACCTGCTTCACAGTTAACCGCTGGAGACGTACCAGATAATGAGACATAGGTTTCATTGTAACTATCAACTAATAGCTCGCCAGTAATATCCACGTCACCAGTGTAAGTTGCGCCGACTTTTGCATTGAGCTGCGTTTGAATTGCAGATGTAACGCCGTCAATATAGTTAAGCTCGGCTGTTGTCGCCGTAACGCCGTCGAGCAAATTGATTTCTGCCGCTGTTGATGTAACGCCGTCAAGGATGTTTAACTCGGCTGTTGTAACAGTCGCGCCATCAAGAATTTCAAACTCGGTATTTGTAACGCCGCCAAGAAGCGTGTCTAGGCTGTCCCAGTTACCGTTGAGGTATCCGCCCCAAGCGTCTTCGTCGCCGCCGACTGCGGGTTTATTCCAAGAATAGTTTGTCGTTGTCGTAGGCATTACGCGGCCCTCTCTAAGTAATCTGCCTCTGTCCATGTATTACTTGGATTTGGCGCTTCTGTCCATGCTGTCGTCGGTTCATCTGCGTCAAGCCATTTATAGCGAGACAGAACATTTACTATCAGGCTTAAATTGTCTGTTGCAGACATTGTTCTGACGCGATTATAGCTTATATTTACAACAGATGATAGTGCCACATCTGCGCGACCCACAACGTCGATAACTCCGTTACCCGTGACCGTAGACGCAAGGCTTACATTTGACGCGGCGCTTACAACTTTCACGGCGCTGTTTGATACGCTGCAAGTCAGATTGATTGAGGCAGCGCCTTCTTCAACGCTGTGGTTAACGCCATAAATATAAGTGCCGTAAGTGTTTAGTCCGTAACCGGGTCGAAAGCCCTCTTCTTCTGGGTATTCCACTGCTACTGCTACGACCACACCCTGACAGACAATATCAGCCGCAGCAGTTATAACCTTGATCGCAGTCGTTGACGTAGATGACGTGCAGGTCAACGCCGCCGCCGCGTCAGTAATTACGTTAGAACCTGCGCTCGTACTCGCCGCGCAAGTTACATTGGCTGCACCCAACTTCACTTGCTGCATTGCAGCAACTACCGAGCAAGACGATGTGTCAGACGATAGTGCCTCACGAACCCTAACGGCAGAAGAGCTTACCGAGCAAATTGGCGTTATGCTTGCCGTAGCATCAATTACAGAGCCGGATAAACCATAAATATCCTGACCATAAAAAGCATCACCGTAGTTTGCGCGGTAAACGGTCATTAGGCTAACGTAATGTCCAGATCACCTGTTGGGATACGGAACACATCTCCATCGTTGATTGCTTTGGCAACGGTCAATGCGCTGTGAACAATCATGTCTCCGCTGCTTGATGCAGTCATAACCGCCATGTGCGTAATTGTACCCCAGTTCCCGCCGTTTGCGGCCGGGAACTCAACGGCCGCCGAGTTGGTGGCTAGGTTGTTTGATACGGTAAAGCTGACCGCTGTCCTTGCATAACCGTTTCCAGAAACTTCATTAGCTGTTGAACCGCTATCCGTTGGATCGGCAGTAAATAAACCAACGTACCATGCAGTCGGCCTTGTTACGCTGGTGGCGGTAAACACATAGTTTAAAACGTGTGTTTCGTAAGTGTTAGTAAATGACATGGATTTCTCCGTTAGATATATCTGCGACTTCTATACACCATCACGCGACTAATAGCTAGTCACGCGCATTCTAAGGCCCGAGCCAGCAAAGCGTGTGTCGTTTGAGGCTTTTTGCAAAGACTGCATCGCTGACGAATACAGGGCTGCCCAAGTTTCTGCCCTTGCGTCGTCGTTCAAATATGGCGAAGCCTGAATTAAGGAGCCATACAAGTAAACGTCCGGCGCATCTTGGAGTAACCAATTATATGTATTCGTGTCAGTCAGCTCTGTGACTGATTGGTAATACATGAGCTGCATACCGTACTCGCCATCAGGCGTCGGAAATATCTCAATGCTTTCGCCAGCGTGAGAATAGAACCTTGGTGTGCCGCTGGCGTTTGAGTTGTTTTGCCGATACTTAATCATATCGTCAAGACTAGCCATCTCCAGCGGGCGCGTTCCATCAGTCGTTAAACTAAAACGCAAAGTCTCAAGCCAATCAGCCGGAACCTGCACATAGCGGCTATCAAGCGTAGCATCAACGCGGTTAACCATCTTGTAATGCCGCAAGTCACGATTAATGCCTGCCTCAGTCAAGCTAATAAAATCAGGAATAACCGACGTAAGATCGTCGCGGTTAAGCCAGTTGGCTATGCTAGATTTTAACTCTGCGTAAGTTGTGATTGCCATTAATTGTAACCTATCTGCTTGAGATAATTGTTAAATACAAATAAGGCTTGCTCTGGATTTTGCAATACAGACTCGTTACCTGCTCTTTTCATAATATCAACAAACTGTGAAAACTCAGGGTGCTGCATCATGGGTGATTGCATTTCGCTTAAACGAGGTGTGCTTTCGTATTCAGCAGTAAATGGTGCGGGCGTAGACATAGGCACGTTGTCTTGCATTTGGGGCAGTACGCCTTGCTGCGGCGCTGGCATAGATTGGCCCATAGGACCGTAGCCTTCAGCGCCACCAAGATTGCGT